GTTCAGTTTGAATCAACAGGTTGGCTCGATTCCGATCCTGATAATCCCGGTCACTATTACGACCGCCGACGTGGCCAACTTAGTCGATTACCTGCAGGACGGCGCAGGCAGCACGACATATGGAGCGATTCGTCAGGCACAGGGCCAAACGGCGGCATGGGTATGCGCGTCCGGATGCCCATTTACGAATGTGTATCTGGAATTCGGGAACGAGAATTGGAACGGCGGTTTTCTCGGCCATATTCTCACCAGCCACGCGAACAACCCGAACAACTATTACGACTATGCCGTGCGGATGGGTGTGGTGCTGGCCGCGGCGCGAGCTCGCCAGACTGCCCAATCCTACTCGACGAGCGTTACCCAATGGTTTGCGAATGGGCAGACGGGAAGCACCACCGATTTCAAATACCTGACCGCTTATGTCGGAGGCCAGCTCACCTATTCGGGTGGGACAATTACCCCGACGCAGGGCACTGAGGACGGAATCGAGTTTCACCGCTACTACGGCATCAACATCCAGACCGTAAGCACGACCGGCTGCACCACTAACAATGCCTCCTGTCCTCTCTATGGGCCAACAGAGGCTGAAACCTACTCAGATTTCACCAGCACCAGCTCGGCTATCGGCTATCAGCAATCGATGACGGCAGTTCAGGGGATCAGTGCTTGCGGGCCGTCTCACACCGCGACCTGCAAAGCAGCCACATATGAAGGCGGCATATCGCCGGATGGGGCAGGCACCTCAACCTCTGGACCATTCACGCAGGCCGTATCGGATTCCTTCACCCCTGCTGGCTGGCATCTCTCGACCGATGCCGTCGGCTACCAGCTGGCCAGTGCAAATAGCTTCGCCTACACGAACGAATATCAGGCACTCCAATACTTCATTGGCCAGGGCGGAGTAAACGTAAAAATCTGGGGATCGATGCTTGATTACGGAGGCGATTCCTCGGTCACCAATTCTGCGCTATGGGGTGGCGCTCTCGTCTCTGGGCGTCCACAGATGGCGGCTGCGATGGTCGCAAACTACTGCAAGATTGGGCAGGAGGCGCAGACCACCGGATCGAGCATTCCCACCTACAATCTCGCGGCCAATTCAAACGGCGTCACAGCCCAGAACAATATCCCCTATCTGTTATTCGATGAGTACGCCTCGGGCACTCAGCGCTGCATCCTCATTACGAACACCGACCTAGTATCGTCGCACGCGGTAACGCTGGCCGGAACCAACGTTCCCACGACGGTAACCCAGTATCAGGCAGCCTCGCCAACGCAATCGAGCACCAATGAGGCAGCGAACCTCGGCAATACCTCGACGACGGCCTCTACGGTCTACCCAGTGCTTACCAGCAGCGTGAACGTGGGCAGCGGCTTCACGGCGCCCGCAATGAGCACCACGGCGCTCCTGTTCAACACGGTTACACCGCTAGTGACGGCAGACTTCGGCGCGCGCTCCGGAGGAACGACTATACCCGCACAAATGGCCTGCGTGAACGTTGCGGGATTGAGCGGGACTAACCCACTCGCGGACATTGTGGCGGGTGGCATTACCTGCGCTAGAGTGTTCGCCAATCAGTTGCAGGGCTGCCCATCTTTCTACACGTCCTGCTCCTGGTCGAACATTCTTGGCATCCTGCAACTGGTTGCTCAGGCTGGGTTCACTTCGGTCATAGTGAATGTGGTTGGCGCGTCGCCGGATCTGGGCTCTTCGGGGTGTGCACCGCCCTCCTCTCCTGCAAACTGGGCAACCGCAATCCAGAGCATGATAGCGGCAATACATGCGGATACAACAGACGGCGTGAATCTACTTAATCTGACTTTGGAGATTGAGAACGAGCCAGACCTCGGTACGGTTGGAGGCACCTATCCTACCACCTTCTGGTGCCCGCCATCTGGGCATACCGTTCTAGGCGACTACAACACGCTGATTCATACCGCAGGACCGCAGATTCATGCTGCATATCCGACCATGCCTATCCTTATCGGGGTCGTTGGGTCACCAGTTGCACACGGATCTGCATGGATTAATACGAGCACCGGCATCCTGTCGTCTAGCGGCTGGGCTACCCCGCCTTCTCAAGTCTCGGTTAGCTATCACGCCTACCTGGGTGATGCGGCGAACTGGGCAGCACAGTATGCGCAGGACATGGGTGCGTCAGGCACTGCTGCGCTCTTGTCGACGATGCAGGGCCTTGCGGGTTCCGTACCTGTTCAGGTCACCGAGATGAACACCGGGGCAGCCTTTACGGGAACGTTTTGCTGCAGAAACACTGCCGGATTTGCGCCGATGTGGGTCAGCAACATGCTCATCAGCTACTTAAACTCGGCAACAGTTCCGGCCGATGTGAACTATTACGTTGATCAAGGTAATTCATCTGGCACGTCAGAGTTTTGTCTCGAAGGACAAATTGACGCGGGGATGGACTGTAACAGCACCGTGTTTCAGCGTTACCCGCAGTGGTATGCGTACAACCTTTTTCAGAATCTCTTAGGGCTGAATGGCGGCGGGCACGGGGCAGCTAGTATATCGCCCGGCACAAACGCCACAGGCGTTACCTGCACAGCCTTCTATACCACCGCTGGAGATTCATTGGCCTGCGTCAACCCGACCTCCAGCGCTCAGACCTCGCAGCCGATCGCGATTAACAATACTGGGCTGAGCAGCGCGACAGCCACACAATTTCTGCTGAACTCGAGCAACCCGACCATTACGCAGTCATCGCTCAGCCTGACACCTGCCGGCGGGACTAGCTACACCGCGACGGTTACCGTGCCGGCCCAGTCGACGCTCGGCATAATGCTTCAGCCCGGCACCGGGCCCTCTCCGCCATATGGGCTGTCGGGCAAGATCAGCATTGGTGGGCACGTAACGATCCCTTAGGTTCTCCATGTCAATTAGCTTTCCTCGGAATACCATACTCGCTTTGTGCCAGAAATACGGCCCGCTGCTTCAGGTTCGCGCGCCGCTGGACGGCCCGCAACTCATGGCTGCGATCGCTTCGAACGAGTCGACGCTCGGCAACAACTGCAATCCACGGTATGAAGCCAACTATGACGTGGGCGGGGCATATGGCGAGGAACCGCAAATGCAATCTCTCTTGCATCAGTATGGGCGCGATGCGGCATGCTCTTTTGGCCCCTGGCAAATCATGCTCATCAATGCGCCGGGCTATACGCCGACAGAGCTAAGGACGAATCCGGACGCATGTGCTCGCGCCTTCCTTGGTTATTTCAATAGCTTTGTGATCCGCGATCGCAAGGCTCAAACGCTCATGCAAATGGGGGAGGTTTACAACTCGGGAAGAATATGGCCATTTCCCCCTAAAGGCGTGCAGGACTACTGCACCGACCTACTCAACGCCTACAACGCGATTCAGTTTCCGGAGCCGTTATGAAAATGCTATTACTCCTCGCCCTTTTTCTGACTATTCCCACTTTCGCCCATGCTCAGCATCAGGTAACGCTGAACTGGGTTGCGTCGACGGATTCGACAGCTGCTACGCCCGGTACGGTGACCGTCTATCGCGCCGCGGCCGCATGCCCTGCGAGTGGGATCGGAACGCTGACTTATACGGCTCTGAGTACGACGGCACCCGCGGGTGGACCATACACCGATACCGCTGTGACCTCGGGCTCAACATATTGCTATTACGTGACGGCGACGATTGGGGGAGCGACGTCCGGCCCGTCTAATACTGTCTCCGGAACTATCCCCGTCGGAGCGCCCAGCAGCCTAATCCTGGTAGTCAAATGAGGTTTCTCGTTCAATTCTTCCTCGCCCACCAGACAACCATTTCCCTTGGGGCGGCGTGGCTGTTCTCTGCTGCCTGCTCTTCAATGCCGCCACTCCCGCCGAACGCAGGCTATTACAAGACTTGGGCGCATGACCTGCTGTTAATGGCGTCCGCCAACTTAAACAAGGTCAGGGGTAACCCTCCTGCGCCGCAACCACAGGAGAAACCATGAAACGCATTCTTAGTTCCGTCGCAGCGCTGCTGCTAATCCCCATCGCCCTATGGTCGACCGCCTGCAACAAGCAGGCCGTTGCCGTCGCCCTACTCAACACCGCTGGCAGCTATGTTTCGCAGCTCGCTACGCTGGAAGGCAATGCCGCCCTCGGCGCCAAGCTGAAGACTGATTTTGCCACTGCGGCAACTCAGGTCCAGAACTGGAAGTCCGGCACCCCGGCGCAGGATGTGGTCGCGGTCCTGAATCTGGTTGAGGATGACTTGAGCCTGTTCCCAGTTATCGGCCCATTCGCCCCGCTGGTAGACCTGACGATCGGTACGGTAGACGCCATCATCACGGCGGTATCAGCCAATGCCCCTGCTCCGGCTACCACGAGCCCCAGCGTTGCCGCGGTGCGCCACACAGCCACCCGTAGCGCGAAAGATGTCAAGGACTTCAAATCGCAGTGGAAAGCGCTGGCAGAAAGCACGCCTGCGGCCGCAATCAAATAACCGCTTAATCCATACCCTCATACAGAACAAAGCCCCGGCCTTTATGGTCGGGGCTTTTTGTTTGGCCAAGGCAGAACGAGCGTTAAGGCTCTACCGGGTAATCTGGATCGTAAATCCACCACTCATAGTCACCGCCGAATGGGGAGTACAGCTCCATGCCTGGATTCTGCGCTGCGCATGAGTCCCTCGATCCATAGCAGGTTTTAAGGTAGGTACCATGAGGCGGCGGTGCTTCGAACTGTGGCGTTGGGTCCGTTTTGAGCCCTTGTATCGCTGGACCAAGATCCGGCGCCGTAGTGGGTGGCTTCTTCTCTTGTGCGTGCGCTGCTAATGCTGCGAACAGCACAAGCGACGCAAGAATGGATAAAATACAGGAGCGGTTCTTCACTGGTTCGTCTCCTTGGCTTTGGGGTTCCCGTCCAAGAGCACCCCGGCTGAGTTGTGAAGGGCCGCATTAGCCCTCCATTTGTGGCCCTAAACTTATATAAGATTTGCTATAGCTTCTTCCCCTTCTCAGGAAATCGCGCCTTCCATGCTTCCCGAATAGCTTCCTGTACCGCATAAGACTCGCTGCAATTTTGAGCAATGGCCAGTTGTCGTAGTTTGGCTACGGCATCTGGCTTAAAAGAAAAGCTCTTTAGTGTGCTGACTGCTTTCTTCTTTGGCATCCCTAATCCTATGTGACAGCGCCCGTCATCTCTGAGCACGGTAGCTTGACCAGGATCACCGCTAAGAAATCCCGCCGACTACCTTCGCTCCTCGGTAGCCAGCATCCGCCGAACGCCGTCACTGAAGGCATCATAACCCCGATTCGCCACCCCGCAACATAATTATTTACGAATGGCTATTGCAAAGTTATATAACCTATGTAAACCTATCTCTGCACAGAGATGCCCTCAGCCTCAAGGGCACGCATTAGGCAATACCTGAGAGTGTTGGTCCTGTCTAAGCCTAACTTTCCTGCCAATTTATCAAGAGCCTTGAGCTGGCCTGGCGTCAGGCCGATATGTATTCGCTGAATAGCCATGCCGCATATTAAAGGCAATGGCATGTGCTGATTTACTCCCCCGATGTGCTCTTCGTGTGCACTTAAGGCACACTTTATCTCCTTGGCAACTCCACGAAAGACGTACGACGGAGTTACCAATGACTGTAGACAGTAATAATTCAAATGGCTTAAGGTCACCATCGAATCGACCTCACAAACAGCGCACTAGCAGCCTTCTCGATAGCCAGGCGTGTGAGGTGGAGCGGGTCCGGGCCTTGGAATCCATTAAGTTACACGTTCTGCCTTTTCGTAGAGCTTCAGAATTGTGGCTTGAGCAGCACAGACGGTATATCAAACCGAATACCCTCCGAAGCTATGTCTTCGCCGTGAAGGTTCTCAATGATTATTTTGGGGATCTGATCGTGCGCAAGATCCACATCGGCCATGTTCGCCAGTATCAGCAAGACCGCGCGCACCGAGCGGGGGCTTACCGTATAAACGGGGAACTCAGCTGCTTCGCGATGGTCCTGAAAGAGGCGAAGTGCTGGAAACCCATAGAAGAACTGTACCGACCCATGCCGGTACCCAAGCGCCGGGCTGGGCATTCGATCAGTGCCGATGAAGAGCGGCGGCTCCGCGAAATTGCCTTTAGCCGTCCGAAGTGGCGGCTAGCAGGACACTGCATGATGGTCATGCTCTCGACCACGATGGGATTTGGAGAGCTGCGCAACGTTCGAAGGCGCGATGTCGATTTGCATAGGCGCTGCGTTGAGGTTCGCGAGGGCGCAAAGAACGATTACCGCGACCGCACTATCCCCCTAAATTCTGCCGCCCTTGAATCAATGAGTTGGCTAATCGATCGGTGGGAACATCTGGGCGGCACATGCGAAGACCAATTCATCCTTCCCCACAGACCTCGAAAACTTAAAGGCCCCTGGATTTTCGACGAACCGATGACGGCAATTCGAAGTGCATTCAGGAACATTCGCAAGGCGGCTGGCCTTCCCCACTTCCGCGTTTATGACTGCCGCGTGCAGGCAATTACCAAGTTGCTTTCCAATCCAAAGGTGTCCCCGCAGGTATCAAAAGAGATAGCAGGCCACATCTCGCAGGCAATGCAGGACCGCTATTCCATCCAGCAATTCGATACGAAACTGGCAGCATTAGAGGCGCTAGAATCGCCCGATTCTTATCGCAAAAGACCCTCTGATAACGTTACCATTTTGCCCCTTGACGCCGTACGCGAGCAGATGTACTCTCAGAATCGTGAGACGGAAATCCCAAGCCGATTTGCTGAATATGCTCCGCACTCGCGTCGAAGGTTCGACGCAGGTTGAAGTCGCACGCGAGTTGGGTATCAGCAAGCAGCAGTTGAATGACATTCTGAGGGGCCGGGTCGACATATCAGAACGCGTCGCCATGCTCCTCGGGTTCGAGCGGGAAATCCGTTTTAAGGAAATCGCGTGAGGAGCGGTCGGTCAATTGGAAAGGCCCCTCGCCTCCTAAGCGAGAGATCCCAGTTCGAGTCTGGGCCGTTCCACCAACCTTAGACCCTGGTTATTTTTACGTGCAGTAGTTGAAAGCAGAGGATTCGCCACAATGACTTCCGTGCGGTTTGTTCCTAAAACAAGGGTCGCAAATCCCAACGACAGTGCAGTAGTTGAAATCCCCCTGCTTGATGCCCCCTGGCATTTCGTCGGCAAGCTAGCCGAAAGGCGGGTTGCTGCCAAGCTGCGTGGACTTGGTTATCAGGTCGACCTGATGCCTCATTCCCACCCGTTTGACCTGATGGTTAACGGGAAGCGTGTAGAGGTAAAGTACAGCCGTCCCCAGAAAAGCAAAAATGGCCGCTGGCGCGTTTCCTGTGCTAGCCACCGCAGACGGAACGAATCTTCTGTCGACGTGTACGTGATTCTCCTAGAAGACTTTCCCGGCTACACGCCCATCGACCCACTCTATTTAGTTTTCCGCTCTCCGATAAACAGACCATCCCCGAACTTTTCGTGGATGACAGTCCGCCGCAACCATCAAGACGCCATCAATAACTGGTCGCTCTTGGGCACTCCCAATTTTCCCAATGTAACCCTAACCGGCCGGCAGGGAGACAACCATCTCTCTGCCGCCTCCTGAAGTGTGGAGATAAGCCATGACGCCATTAACCGAAACAGAAGCAATCGTAAACAGGGTTTACGAAGCCTACGTTCCCCTTCCCGGCGCCGCCGTCCAGATTGACCGCCCATGGTCATTCGAAGAGATGGCTGCGCTTGATTACGCCAGCACTCCCCACTGGGTGACCAGGCAGCTTGCGGACGCTCTTGCTGAAGACGAGCCGGAAGAGAAGTCCTACTGCCGGTACTGCCCGAATGGCCCGAATGATCCCTGCGCGTCTATCTGCCGCGTATGTGGAACGCTCTGCTTTGCGGAGGTGCGGTGATGGCACAGTTTGATCCTTGGAAATTTCTTCAACGGGCAGCGAACCATATCCGGCAGGAAATGAGTGCGGTCCGGTCGTGCCTCGGCGATTTTGGAAAAGTCGTAGAGGTTCATTCGGATCTTAGTGAGGCCCACTGCATTCTCTGCGACTGCATGAATGAAATCACATACGAGATGGTTGCTAACGGTCCAACCGGGCGCGGTTCCGCCGGCTGGAGCGAAAGGAACGGCGACTAATGAACATCTTTCGCAAGCCTCGCGCAATCCGTGAACCCCATAAGCATGTGTTCGACAGCCAGATTGGCATAGATCAATTCGGCCCTATCTCTGTCCTTAAATGCTCTTGCGGTCTGGGCAAAGTTTTTTCTGATTCACCGATGGCTTCAGTTAGGGAATGCCTCAAATGGAGGAAAGCATGAATCCCATTTGGTTCACGCAGTCGGAGGCGCGCGCTCTGTATGAAGCGCTGAAAATCTGCCATGCGGCACTCGTCCACCATCCGGAAGGCGATAACCGCAGCGCCGAGGACATAGCCACGACGAACGCAGCAATCGCCAAAGCGGAGGGCAAATGATCGGGCGCGATTACAACGATGACGGCTGCGCGTTCTGCGGAATGATAGCGGGATTCTGCATTCTCTTCCTTCTGGGCTGTGTCGGGGTTGCAGCCTACGCGGTTTTTCACCTGTTTCGGTAAGGAGAAGTTATGGCCAGCAAATTCGGCATCTTCGAAGGGCTTCCGTATGAGGAGTACGCGCGCATCGACGCCGTCAACTATTCCTCCTTGAAGCACATGATGCGCTCGCCGAAGCATTACCGCTGGCACAAGGATCACCCGATGCCGCCAACGGAACCGATGAAGCTGGGCGCAGCAACGCACACGGTAATGTTGGAACCGGAGAGAGCCGGCGACTTCGCGGTCTATGACGGAATCCGCCGCGGCAAGGAATGGGATGCGTTCTGCGCTGACCACGGCGATAAGCAGATTCTCACTGTCGCGCAAATGAAGGGCCTCGTAAGCATGAGCGTGGCAATCCGGCAGTCGCCGCTGGCGATGAAGTATCTGGGGGCACCGGGTGCGTCTGAAGTAACGATTGTCTGGCGCGACAAGGCATCCCACATCGACTGCAAGGGGCGCGTCGACAAGCTAGCGACGATAGATGGACGGCGGATCATCGTCGACCTGAAGAGCTGCCGCGACGCCCGCCCATTCAAGTTTGGCAACGAGGCTTACCGCCTCGGATACCACATCCAGGATGCTCTGTACCGCGGTGGCCTGTATTACCTGACAGGCGAACTCTTGGATGTGGTCAAGATTGCGATCGAGAACGTGCCGCCCTACGACGTGGTGGTTTACGAGGTTCCCGACGAAGTTCTACAGAAGGGCCATGACGACTATGCCTTTCTCGTGAAAACCCTGCAAGAGTGCGATCGGCTAAATGAATGGCCGGGCGCCTACGAGCAGATGCAGCAACTCTCGCTTCCTACCTATGCCTATGGGGAAGAAGTGGACGACCTTAGCGATTTGCAACTGATAGCCGAATAGGAGGGCTCATCATGGCAAAACCTACCGTATACGACGAACTTTACCCCGGCCGCTTTCTCAAGGCCGCCTTGCTCAAAGGAACCAAGCCAACCTTGACCATTAAGGATGTCGACCTAGAAGAACTGGTCGGTGAAGATGGCAAGCCGAAGGCGAAAGCGATCCTCTCGTTTGAGGAGCGCCCAATGCAGCTTGTGATGTGCAAGACAAACGGCCTATCCCTCAAGGCGATGTTTGGCCCTCAGCTCAAGGAGTGGATTGGTAAGAGGGTAACCCTGTTTGAGAGCCAGTGGAACGGCGAGCCGGCAATAAGGGTGTGGGGCAGCCCCGACCTAGCGTCTGACAAAACCGTGTCCATCGCGTTGCCGCGTCGCCGCCCTTTTGACATGGTACTGCACTCGGTGAAGCAGAAGCAAGCGACAAACGGCAAGAAGGAGGCCGACGCCGTACATGATCCCCGGATAGTTGCGGCATGGGAACTACTCGGCTGGAGCAAGGAAGAGGGCGCGACGGATAAGTCTAAATTCACCGGGCTGGATGCGGGATACCTGGCATATCTCAACGGCCTAATCGATGCAAAGAACGCCGAAGAAGTCACCGCTTAACTGTTTCAGAACGACTGTAGTTATCTCTGCCGACCAAGGGAAGCAACAAAACATGCCCGCTAAGTGGCAACAATGGATGCCCTTCGAAATAGACGCCTTCCGCGGATCGCCGGATGTTCAGGCGATGCATCCCGCTGCCCGCATGGGGTACCTCTATCTCCTAGCCTCGGCGTGGCAGACGGAGGACTGCAGCGTATCATCTGACCCTGTCGACCTAGCCACAGAATCTGGCCTTGGAGATGAGCTTTGGGCGCAATACTCTGTCCGCATCCTTCGCAAGTTCAAGGCGATAGGTGACGGCTCAAGACTGCAGAATCAGGTTGTCTTTGAGCGGTGGAATAAGGCCCGCCAGGTATTCGAGGCAAAGAGAGATGGAGGTAAGCTCAAGGATACCTCAAAGACTCCTTCAGGATACCTGCAGGATACCTCAAAGACTCCTCAAGGTATCATGCATGATACCTCAAGCTCACCCGACACACGTACAGTAACAGTAACAAAGACAGAGACAAGAACAAACGAAGAACTAGACGCCTCCGCCTACGGGCGGATGCTTTGCGAATCCGTCGGGTGCTTTGACTTCAAAGACCAGGCCGGCCTGGCCAAGGTGATGGATTCCTACTCCCGCCATTCAAAGAAAAGCCTTGAAGAATCACGAGATTACCTGATTGCCCAGTGGGTCAAGTACGGCGCCATGTCTGCGCGGCTGACCTGGGTTTACGGCTCAGCTTACAAGTTTTTCATGTCGGGCAAGTGGGACAACCCCGACGCCTGGCCGTGGAAGCCTGGCGAGTCGCCGCCGCCGCGGCGTGCTCCACCGAAGGAATCCGCAGCGGCTCGCGCAATGCGTGAAGTCGAAGAAAAAAAAGAAACTGAACGACTGAGACGAGAGGCAATAGATGCAATCGAAAACGGCACGATTCGTATCGGAGAAAAAGCTGGAAGTGGGTGAGATAGCCCCAATGGGCGGGTCCCTATGGCGGATAGTCCGCAAGCAAGAGATTCCCGACAGGCGGTTTCCATGGATGTATTACGCGGAGGCGCTATGAAAATTCCGAAATGGCTGCGCCGCATCTGGACACACATGAAAGCGATTGACGACTGGTTCTTCCCCATAAATGCCCATTTGCGGGAACTGCGGGAAGTCATAGCGGCTCAGCCCGAAGTGCCTATCCTGACGCCTCGGCCTGAACGCCAAGATAGGGGCCTTCACTGTGACGAGTGCGGTGCAAAGATTCACCGCGGCGACCGCTTCGTAATGCTGCGAGTAAAGCACCCGCTCTGCGCGAACCCGAGAGGAGAGAAGAAGTGAACTGCCTGCACTGTTCAATTTGCGAAGCCGCTGCCTCGTTTGTCGTTCTTCGCCATGGAATACGCGAGCCGCTCTGCGAAGAACACTGGGACTGGCTTGTAGAGAATTCGTCGCAGCTGCCCAAGTTCGAGCGCATCATGCCGTGCTCGTGCCAGACGAGGCCGCAGCGGAAGCCGGCAGCGCGAAAAAAGGAGAGGCTCCTTACCGAAGAAGGCAGGCGCAGGAAGCTGATTAATCAACGAGCCTATTATGCGCGCAACAGGGAACAGTTAAACGCCTATACCCGCGCATATTACGCCCAAAACAAAGAAAAGCTGCGCGCCGAGGCCCGCGCATATTACGCCCAAAACAGGGAAAGGATAAGTGGCGAGATCCGCGCATATTACGCGAAAAATAGGGACCAGCAACGCGCCAGCACCCGAAAGTATTACCTGCGGAACACGGAAAAGGTCGCAGCCATAAGGAAGCAGTATTACCTCGACAACCGCGATAGAATCCTCGCGCGCCAGCGTGAATACGAGAAGAGAAAGAGGGCTGCAGCGTGAGAATGCTTGATTTGTTCTGCGGCCGCTGGGGATGGTCGAAAGCATTCACTGAGCGTGGATGGGAATGCGTTGGCGTGGACTTGGTTGAGCCGCCAGAGATACCGGAAGGCTGCGAGTTTATGAAGCAGGACATCCTCCAAATTACTGCCGATTCACCATTTATGCACTGGGATGATGGGACCAAATACTTCGACTTCATCTGCGCCTCATCTCCCTGCGAGCAATTCAGCGTTCACGGAATGAAGCATTTTCACCCGAACCCAAAGTACCCCGAGCTGGGGATCAAGCTGTTCAACCATACTCGCTCGCTGTGTGAGGCTTCAGGTGTTCCTTATGTGATGGAGAACGTCAGAGCGGCACAGGAATTTGTCGGAAGGGCAGTTAACCACTGCGGGCCTTTCTTCCTCTGGGGGAGTGCCGTTCCTCCGCTTATGCCGCAGGGCGTGAAGAAGGGAAATACGTTCCGTGGAGCTCCAGGCAACTACATGAAGTTCTGTCCCCCAGGCATGGATAAGAAAACTTGGCGTAATGCGTACCAGAAGGATGTAGAGAAGCGAGCCGGCGGAAGGAGACATACGCCAGCCTTTGCCGCAACTATTCCTCCATTACTAGCAGCCGCAGTAGCTGATTACGCAACACGGCTTTATAAATCGAGGGTTGCATGAGCGCAGGCGAAGAGACATTCGCATTACATTGCAAGGCTTATGGTCTTCAGCCAGAGCGCGAGCTGGCGTTTCATCCGAAGCGCAAATGGAGATTCGACTTTGCATTCCCTGGCTACCGGCTGGCAGTGGAGATAGAAGGCGGAACATGGGCACGCGGCCGGCACTCTCGCGGATCTGGCTACCTGAAGGACTGCGAAAAATACAACACCGCGGCAATGATGGGCTGGAAGGTGCTTCGCTACCCGACGCAATTAGTTATGGACGGAACAGCAATTGAGCAAGTTAGAGAGGCCCTGAAGTGAAGCTAATCCTGTTTCTCTTTATCTGCACCGAAGTCGTACTCGCATCAGTTCAACACTCACGGCGCGAGGTTGCGCGCGGAGTAATCACAATCCAGATTGACGGCAATGCGGTTTACATCCCGCAGGACGTATGGGAGCGCGAGATTCGCCGGCGAACGAAAGCAATATCTGAAGCCAAAGAAGACTTATTTCCGAAGGGGATGATCTGATGCCGCAAGACAGCCTATCGTCGGTACTGCCTCGCTTGCCAGAGATTAAGAGACGCCAACAGATCAAAGAAGGGGAATTGATATGCCAATCACAATTAATGCAACTCGGCTATGGAAGAGGCACAGTTTCGACTATCACGAGCCAAATTCTTCAGATCCGGTACGCGTAATGGTAAAAGGGGATTTTATTAAAGCCGTTACCCTCCTCACCAAGCAAATCTCAAAAGACCTGAGTGATCCTGAAAGCAATGTGACCTTTGAAGTTAAGTAAGTGCATCGCGCACTTGCCAGAGAATCAGAAACGCAGCACGAACCAAGAAGATGGCACCCTAATGCCCCACGATAAAGAAGGTCGTACCGTCAATATCGGTGATTACGTCAGCATCGTTTGCAAGGTGCTTGACGTCAGCCAAAACGAAGATACGGAAAACCTGATAGTAGCATGGCCGGGAATTCCGAATCAGGTAGTGGTACGCAGTAGCGAAGTATTGCACGTGATAGCCCCAGAGGAGCAGCCATGAGCGATGCCGAGAAGCTGTGGGAGAAGAATAGCGTTGAGTGGACTATAGATGGATTCAAGCAGGGCTTGATGTTTAAGCATAATTTCTACGCCGCATTCGAGGAGGCGCAGGCTTGTGCGGCTCATGAGTTCTGTATGGACAGCGATCAGGCTAAGCAGCGCAGAGCACAGCTAATCTCCGAGGCGCAGGCTGAGGGACGCAGGCAGGGGCTGGAGGAAGAGTACGCTGAGTGGGGATGGAGGGTCATCACCGGCTTTCAACCGCCGCCGCTCACGCCGGTATGGGTCATAGCGTCACGCTATTTCGAATGCGCTATCTACCGCGTGGGAAAGGGATTCGAGACTAGAGCAGGAAAGAAGCTGCATGACGTGACCCACTGGGCAAGAATATGCCCCGTGGAATCACCAGATGCGTCACCGGAGGATGCAATTGAAAAGTAAAGAGGAAGTTAAGGCAGAGATTCTTGCCGAATGGCCGCAGGGCGCGCTCTACAGCACAGGCGTCATGGACTGGGCGGTGCGAGAGAGGATGAGGACATACCGATATGAAGATGTGGACCCAGACTTGCGCATAGAGGCGCAAAAGATTATCAGCATGGAGGCGACATGTATCGAATGGGGCGCAACCGCCGAGCAATCCGTTGAGCTATGCGCCGAACGCTTACAAGCCATTAGGGAGGCAGCATTATCTTTGCGGGAATCACCAAATGCGTCACCCGCACCACAGGAGGAGAGGAAGGAGCGGGAATGATTACGAATTGCGAACATTGCAGCAGGGAAGTCGAAGACGACAATGTGCAGATGTGCGAGCTATGCGGGCTGGACGGATTATGCCCAGATTGCACACCGCCTGAGTTTCACGAGTGCGAGGAAGACCATGACAACCGAGAAGACTGAAGGCATGACCGATCCAATCACCTATACAAGCGATCAGCTAGGCAATCTGTACGCCCAGCAGGTCCAAGATTCAGAGCAGGTAGCCAGATGGATGGGGCGAGCGCTGGTAGCGGAGTTTCAGCGGGACGCATTTAATGAAGCCATGATGGGCCTGCGCGCCTTGATTAGATGCGATTACTGGAAAGAAACAGCATATAGACATAGCACTGACCTGCTATTTCGGTCCGACGCCGAGTGGCTCACTCTCTGCCAGGAAGCGCTGGCAGCTCAGGTAAGGGGGCAGGCGAAGTGAAAAGCAGCGAAGAGCGCGAGTACCTATCTTCCTTGGGTCAGCGGGTGCGCAATAAGCGCCTCCGCAGGCGCATGACAATGAAGCAGCTCGCTGGGCTATCGGGCGCGAGCTTCACTGCGGTTTGGAGGCTCGAAAACGGACGCGGCTGCCACATCTGGACCTATATGCGCGTGCGCAAGATATTAGAAACGGATAATCCGATAGCGATAGAGAAAACCGACGCAATTGTTGTTGACCAATAGCCACAACCTATAGCACTCTACATCTGAGATACCCCCAGATCTCCGGGATCGTTTGCAGGCGCGATCATCCCCTACGCAGTGGGGCGCGGCATACCCTAAGTCGCGGCGTCTTCAAAACCGCCCAATGCGCACACAAAACATACAGTTACAGAATGCAGACTGCTCGCACTGCCGCTGGATCAGCATGCCCGAGGCTGCGCGCCTTGAGCAGCAAAAGGACGCATTTCGTGTAACCCGATTAAAGGCGAAGAGGACCATATACCGGCTCGCATGGTATCCAGAAGCCTCCGATTCACCCGAAAGCCCCGCACATATCACGCTGGGCGATACATATCGCGTTGCCGGCGTGCTGCCAATGAATGAGATCCAGCGCGAGCGGCTGATTGGACTCAACTTAATTCCGATCCCCCCGGAACTACTCGCTGCAGAATGCTCAGCCTAGAAGAGCGCAAGGCCCGTCACTGCGAAGCGCAGCGGCGATACAGGCAGACGGCAAAAGGAAAAGAAACAGAGAGGCGTTATCAGAGAGGCGCGAGCCGCAAGGCCACATTAAAGCGCTATCTCGGCACACCTGGGGGAAGGATGATTAGATATCTAATCAACAGACAGCCAGACCGCATGCTCCACAAGCGTCTATACATGCAGGAGCGTCGTGCTGCCTGAGTTTAAGGCTGCGGTAATCAATGATCTGCAATGTCCGCTGCATGATCCTGACGCCGTCGACGTTGGCCAGCAGATAATCAGAGATTTTGGGCCAGTCGATGTATTGGACCTGAACGGCGACATCACCGACCTGATGAGCCTGTCTCGCTATCCAAATGCTAAGACAGAGCTCAACGAAAAGATGGTCGTCGAGCTTGAATCTGAGATCGATCGCACGTTTCGCCTGGTTAAGGGAATCGTCGACGAAACGCGGCCAAAGCGGATTCATTGGAAGAATGGCAATCACGAATGGCGGCTGTTGCGCGCGATCGCTAATGCTGACTTGCAGGCTCGTAAGATCCTCGAGCTGAAGGTGGTTCGTGATTCATACAGCTATCCAGCGCTGTTTAAGTTCAAGGATTTAGGCGTGCCAGTCAAGTTTGCCGGCGAATACCCCAAGGGCTTATGGCTGCACCCAAAGCTCCCGGCTGAAAAGAATGTCTGGGTTGAACACGGCTATGTCTCCCGAAAGAAATCAGGATTCACCGCCAACGCGCTCATGGAAGAGCGTATGTGTTCCGTCATTTGCGGCCATTGCGAGAAATTGGCAGGACCTTTATGGCGACACGTTATCGGACGCGACTATTTCGCGATTGAGAATGGAAATCTCTCCCGGATCGGCGTGCCCGGTCTTGGTGATGGCCTGTACAGTGGTGTGCCGCACTCGGAACCGGACTTTTTAAATCATACTCAAGGCTTCAGCCTGCTGGTATTTGCAGACGGAAAATGGTTCCCGCAAACTATAAGGATTTCTCGCGGAACTACTTGGTGGAATGATAAACTATATAAGTCAAGACTTACTCCATCTGCATGAATATAGAGCGCTTCTGGGCACAAGTTAATAAGACTGATACCTGCTGGTTATGGAAGAAGTCAGTCAGGGTAGATAGCAATAATCGCGGATACGCCAAGTATGGAATCGAGCTGGCGCATCGGATTTCCTACAAGCTATTGGTCGGGCCTATACCCGCCGGTTTCCAGATCGACCATCTATGCGGGAACAAGACCTGCGTTAACCCGACCCATTTAGAGCCAGTAACCCCGAGAACGAATGTCATGCGCGCGGCCACGGTTGTGGCAAGAAATGCTGCCAAGACGCATTGCCCTCGCGGACACGAATATAACGCCAGCAACACTTATGTGCGACCTGATGGTAAACGGGCTCGCGCCTGTATTGAATGCCAAAGATTTAGAGACAGACTCAGGGTTAAGCGGGCCGCATAAATGGCGATTGATTCAGACATCGAGGCAATATGGCATGGCCAGGAATCTCCGAAGACGACAGTGATGACGAATGGGGATTCGATGGAGATTGGCTTGGCCGGCGGCCATTACAAAATCGTGCTGACTCGAGGCCAGAGGCAATGGAAGAGTGCAGACGGATACAGCGGCCGCATCGATCCAAATACGGTCAGCTGGGCGCTGGTGGATTCTATTTTGGAGCCAAGGGCTAAATGAGCGAACTGCTGGGCGCTAGGGCATATGAAGCGCTATTCGAAGGTAATGGCGATTCAGTAATGACGCGCCTGAAGGTCGCGGAGACTAAGATAGATAACCACGAAAAGGCCATGGATTTCTGGCGCGGGGTATCGACAAAGCTCCTAATTGCCGCACTCACATCATTCATCGGGCAGCTCGCCCAGATTCTCTACTTGGTATTAAAGCATTAAGCCATGACATCCAGTGAAGCAGAAGCTCTCTTCGCGCAACTCATTGATTCCCAAGAAAGAGCAATGCAACTGCTGAAACACTGCTTTCTGGTCATCCACTCGCACACACATGATGCGCAAGGCGATGTGATTAGACATCCCGACATTGAGTCAGCAATCGAGTATAAGGCTTTCATTGAAGCCGAAGGATTGAAGTAACACAGCACGGACCCCGCACATAAGATGTCGTGTCGCATAATGCGGCTTGTTGCTGGCGGACGCGCTAGCTAGACCGGTACGGGCATGCTAATCGGCGAGGAATCCTCAAGGGGTTGGAGGTCGCCGAATTCATTGAAATAATTGATGTATACGTCAAAACCCAGTCACCTTGGCTAATATTTGATCCATACATCAAAACCAAGTTTGCAGCGACAGCCCGGAGTCACACCTAGCGTTGTGGCGTTGATCGGTGCGGCAGAGTAAAGGGCCTAGGCTTACCTGTCGTGGTCGCTGCAATTCAAGCTGCGCGGCGGTTCCACAGTTCGAGCCCATACCTGGGCCACACCCGCCAAAACTGACGAGCAATCGCCGCGCGGAAACACATATGCAGCCAGCAATCATGGTCGTGAACTTCTACAGCAAGCATGACTACGAGCTCGGGCAGAGCTATCGAATTAAGGTCCTCGGCGTCGCGGGTCTATATCGCTTCACTGCGAAGCTAGAGACAGGCGAAACTGGCGTGCCCTGGCAATATGAAGCAATTCGGGAAGCCCCGCACTGGGTAAATTGAAATGGACGAAGCGCTCCAATGGGCATTCATCATCGTGCTTTGCGCCTGCGCATGGATATTGGATGATCGCTTCCATAAGCTAAAGGCCTCATATATCAGCCTGTTAGGCGTTTATCTTCAACTAAAGATGGAATCATGTCAGACGAAATCGGTGGAAACACCGACAAAACCACCGACGACCCAAGATTGGCCAATCTCCGACCTCCTTGGAAGCCAGGAGAATCAGGCAACCCCAGCGGCAGGCCGAAGAAGAAGCCGGTGACTGAGCTTTACGAGCAGATCCTCGCTGATCCTGAAAATGTGGCTATGGTACGCGCCTCAATTCTTAAGGCATTGAGTAAGGGCCAGATGGCTATGGTTCTCCAGCTTCGCGAGATGACCGAGCGAGTTGAGGGCAAGGTGGTTCAGCCGATCGATGCTGATGTGACAATCGGCACACTGGCTGAGCGGATGCAAAAGGCTCGTGAGCGCGCAGGCGATTGACCTTGAGCAGCAACTAGTCGACGACCTTTATGCCTTCAGGTTCGATCCCTTAGGTTGCGTGCGATATGCGTTCCCTTGGGGTGAGGGCGAGCTAAGGGATTCGCTAGGCCCGCGTTCCTGGCAGAAGCAGCAGCTTGAATCGCTGCGCAATCATCTACAGAATCCGGCCACGCGATACACGCCATATTTGGAGGCAATATCCAGCGGACACGGAATAGGCAAGAGCGCTGATGTCAGCTTCATCATTCACTGGGCTTTGTCCTGTTGGGAAGACGCTCGCATCGTGGTCACAGCCAATACGGGTGATCAGCTGGCTACCAAGACAGTTCCTGAGGGAAAGAAGTGGTTTCGGCGAGCGATAAACGCGCACTGGTTTGATGCTCGGGCCGAATCGATCAAGGTCAAGGACGCAGCCCACAAGGATACCTGGCGCGCCGACTTTGTAACGTGGAGCATCGAGAAGACAGAAGCCTTTGCCGGGCTGCATAACGAAGGCAAGATCATTGTGCTGATCTTCGATGAGTCCTCAGCAATCCCAGACAAGATATGGGAAGTAGCAGAGGGCGCATTAACTGATGAAAAGACGGTAATCCTGTGGTTAGCCTATGGCAATCCGACAAAGAATACTGGCCGTTTTAGAGAATGCTTCGGAAAATTCGCGCATCGCTGGAACACTAGACAAATCGACTCCCGCACCGTCGAAGGCACCAACAAAGAGCAAATTGACAAATGGATTGCGGATTACGGTGAAGACTCGGATTTTGTACGTGTTCGCGTTAGGGGCGAATTCCCTCGGGCAGGCTCTAGTCAGTTTATCCCTTCGGATCTGGTTGCGAATGCTCGTAAAGCGCGGGTAGAAGTTCCAGTAGTGCTGCCCAAGATTGGGGCCTGCGATGTTGCGAGGTTTGGAGACGATCAGAGCGTTATCGGCGACAGGCAGGGCAGACGAGCGCGCATATACAAGCGATTCCGGGGCATTGATACTGTACAACTCGCTGACAGGTGTATTGAGTATATCGATGCCGAGCGGCCGGATGCGTTTGTTATTGACGGAGATGGAATCGGTGCTGGAGTCTTCGACTATCTCAAACATCGCGGATATGATCGCAAAACGCTGCTAGTCGAGCATCATGGCGGCGCCACTCCGAAAGATCCAGCCAAGTATTTCAATAAGCGCGCTGAAGTCTGGGGCGAGATGCGGGATTGGCTCGCAGATGGTGCGGCAATACCTGATGACCCAGAGCTGGACACCGAGCTGAGCAGTATCGAGTACGGATTCTCACCCAAGGGCGCGATCCAGCTCGAGAAAAAAGACGACATGAAGAAGCGCGGGCTAAGCTCGCCCGACTCGGCCGACACGCTGGCCATGACATTCAGTGTCACGGTGGCGCCAAAGTTTAAGGAAGAACCGAAGCAAGAGTATTACGGCTCAGACGGCTGGATGGCCTAAAACACTTAAGGAGAAAATTCAATGGCAAGATCAGCAACACCAGGACAGCCAGCTATTCAACGGGCTGGATGCTATGAAGCGACCGCATCCAAGGAAATTCAGAACGTCACCTGCCATGGTAGCTTCGTGGTTTACGTCGGCACCGCGGATGCGCTGCAATTCCCTGGCAACTCGCAGATTGACGCTGCTGGCGTGGATGCACTGACCCTCGCAACGCCTGTTGCGGGCGAACAGCCGCTTGGCGATGATGGCAAGACTGTGTTCGTGGTCGACCTGAACGGCGCAGCGCATACCATTACTACCGCTGCCAATAAGATCATAAATTCCAAGCACATCGCCACATTCAATGGCACCGTGGGCAGCAACTGCACGCTGGTAGCAATGGGCGGCGTGTGGGTTCCAACGCAGCTCGCCGGCGTCACGATCAGCTAGGAGTCGACATGGCAAAACTGAATGCAGGAGCACGCAAGAGCGAACCGAGCAGTGACTTCGGACTGCCTGGCTCGCGTAAGTATCCAATGCCGGATCGAAGCCACGCAGCTAATGCTAAGGCGCGCGCTACGCAGATGGTAGCCAAGGGCAAGCTCAGCAGTTCGTCTGCGGCCAAGATCAGAGAGAAGGCCAATCGCATTTTGGGAGAGAAATAATGTCCGTCAAGACTCTGCAGGTAACGCAGACTGGCTCAGCGATTCAGGTATCTGCTACTGCGATCAAGTGCAAGTGGGCAGTATTCCAGAACACCGCAGCCGCTGTTATGCGCGTGGGTGATGCCAACGTGAGCACTACGCAAGGCGTCTCGCTCGCTGCTGCTAGTGTGCCATGGTCTGTTCCTGTGCCCATTGCTTCGACCTTCGGTACTGATCTGTCGCAGTGGTGGACGATCGGCACCTCCACGCAAAAGCTCGACGTGATTTACGACGACCTGAACTTCTAGCTATGTGCCCATGGACTCGCAAGCAAGTAAAGCTATTGCTATCGAAGTATTCGCCGCTGGACTCGGCGCAGAAGACCAAGATGGTTGGCGAGCTGCACGCTAATCCCGCGATGGGTCATGCACGCAAGGGCTCACAGGAGTTGAAGAAGAATGGCTAAGAAACTGCAAATGGTTAATCAGGATGGCTCGCCCGACTTGCGACAATTTAATCGCCATCCTGTCTCGCCTCAGATAAGGCAAGCTATGTCTCTGTTCTTTCGAGACCCCATAGGTAGGGCTCGCAAGGAAATCCAACGGGCAGAGATTGAGCGTCTGCTCGCTATGCGGAAGGCGCGTTTATCAAATGGGTAAACCAATTCGCAGCATTCACATCGAGCCAGCACTGAATGGCGGTCATACGGTTACTCATAACTTCAAAGAAATGACGCGTCCCGGCAAGCATGGCTTAAGCTATGCGCCTCCGCCAAGTCCAGAAGTGCATGTATTCGGCGCAGATGAAGGTCACGACATGCTTGCGCACGTAGCCAATACGCTCAGCATTCCCGCAGCTTCTGGTGAACCCGGCGACAATGCCTGAGAAAGAAGATTTCCTAGCTACAGCCCGCAAGCGTTTCGCTGCCGCAGCAGAAGACGAGAAGGAACTACGGCGGAAGTTTATCTCCGATCTGAAGTTCGCCTCTCCTGACGGTGATGACCAGTGGGACCCGCAGCTAAAGATGCAGCGCGAGCAGGCTGGCCGGCCGGCAATGTCGTTCCCCCGCTGCCATACGTTTGTTGCGCAGGTATCCAATGAGGCGCGCCAGAACAAGCCGCAAGTAAAGTTCGCACCGCGGCGTGATGCAGATGAGGATACGGCAGAGGTTTACGAAGGACTCGCGCGGTATATCCAGTACACGTCTGACGCGCAGGTAGCCTATGAGACGGCTATCGAGTACAGCGCTGGCGGGTCGTTTGGCTATTACCGTTTCCTGACTGATTACTGCGATGACGAGAGCGATGACCTAGAACTGAGGGTTGTTCCGGTGCTCGATCCGCTGACCGTATATGGCGTGTTGGTGCCCGCCTGCTTCAACCGCAAGGTGCCATTCGCCTTCGTAATCGAGGACATGACCAAGGAGGAGTTTAAGCGGGTCTATCCTGACGCCGAAATGACATCGATTCCCTGGCGGGAGGTTGAGAAGTCAGGCGAAGGCTGGGTCGGCTCAGAGTCAGTCCGGATTGCTGAGTATTGGTGGGTCGAGGAGAAGCGCGTAAAGGGCCAGCGCAGGCCTACGCGGGTTGTGAAGTGCTGCAAGACGAATGGCTTCGAGGTTCTGCCCGGCGAAGATGGAGAATCATCCGAAACGGAGTGGCCGGGCTCAACTATCCCGATTATTCCCGTCCTCGGCAAGCAGATGATTATCGAAGGCAAGCCGCGGCTCACTTCGATCGTCACTCCGCAGAAGTCAGCGCAGCAGCTCATCAACTATTCGAAGTCACGCATTGCTGAGACGCTTTCTGTAGCACCAATCTCGCCGTTCATGGTCGCTGAAGGGCAGATTGACGGATATGAGAAGGAATGGAGCACGCTCAATAGGGAATCGCGGCCATTCCTCAGGTACAAGATGGTCGACGTTGCAGGCCGACCGCTGCCACCGCCTGAGCGCAACACATTCGAGCCGCCAATACAAGCGCTTTCCGCATTCGTCATGCAGGAAATTGACGACATGAAGGCCACAACGGGCATCTTTGACGCCTCGCTGGGCAATCAGGCCAATGAGACGAGCGGACAGGCGATTATGCGTCGGCAGGAGCAAGCAAACCTGTCCACGATGCACTTCATGGACAACCTTGAGCGCTCGTTTAAGCAGGCGGGCGACCTGATTGCGGAGATTATCCCGAAGATATACGACGGAGAGCGCGAAATAGAGATTCTCGGAGAAGATGAGTCTCCGAAGGTAGTAACCATCAACAAGCCTTATACCGACGAGTCAGGCAAGAATCGCCATTATGACCTGACGAAGGGCAAATACAGTCTAGTCGTGACAGTCGGCAAGGCTTATGGATCGAAGCGCGCAGAATCCTTTGACACCATCTCGCAAGTAGTCCAGACCAGCCCGAACATGTTCCCGATGATAGCGGACATTCTGTTCCGCAATAGCGATATGGCTGGCGCGACTGAGCTTGCGGATCGGTTTCACAAGATGCTGCCGCCGGGCTTGCAGCAAGACGAGAATAATCCAATCCCGCCAGAAGCGCAGGCCGCAGTCGCACAGGCCCAGCAGCAAGTGCAGTTGCTTCAGGGTGAGCTACAGAAGCTGCAGTTCGAGCGTCAGGCGAAGGTCGCTGAGTCTCAAGGCAAGATGCAACAGATTGCCCTACAGCATCAGTCCGACATGGCGCTTGAGGATAAGAAGCTTCAGACGCAGATTGCGGTAGCTGAGATTCAGACTAAGGCCCAGATTCTCACCGAGCGCGAGCAGGCACTGGCTAAGCTCGAGGCGCAATTCCACGATCAGGCGCATGACGTAGCCAAGCAGACACATGAGCATACGCATGAAGCCGCTATGGATGCGCAGAATAAGCGGCATGAGGTAGCAATGGCCGCCGCAGGCGCCGCGCAGCAGCAGAGCCTGGCCGTACATGGCGCGCAGGTTAAGTCAGCGTTAGCCGACCAGAACGCTCAGGCTACAAGCGCACAGAGCGCGCAGGAAGCCGCACAGAGTCAAGCGGCAGCACAGCAACAAACAGAATCAAGTTAGGGCGCCGCGGAACGACCCCGGATGGCACTACGGGGCAGACCCGAGAAATCATGCTCGGCGCAGAAATGCGGTTCCTAAGCTCAGCAGATGGCACGCTGCGCCCGTGTGCCCAAGTTTAGAAGTAACAAATTGGGCAGTGGTGAAGTGGCAGACACAGCCCCATCGGGGGGTCGCTGGATCGAGTAATCGCCAGCATCGTAGGTTCGATTCCTGCCTGCTCAACCAAGCTTTAGAAGTTCCGCCTGCTCGGCGTAAGAGCACCCAAAGGACAACACAATGGAACAGACGCCAGCGGCATCGTCACCCGCAGAAGTAGAAGACGTATTTCGTGGTGAGTATGTTAGCCATGACGAATTCAGCAAATATCGTCTGAGCGGCGAACTCCCCGAGCGATTCAAAGCCGAAACCGCAGAGCCGGCCCCTGCCGACACACCGGAAGAGACGGTGGAATCCGAGCCCGAAGAGGGCGAAAGCGAGCCGGAGTCGGACCCGGAAGAATCTCAGGAGCAACCGCAAAAAGGTTCAGGCGCCGAAAAGCGCATCAAGCAACTTCTCGCTAAGATCAAGGACTTAGAAAGCAAGGCTGCACCTGCGAAACAGGACGTAAATCCGGCCCCGTCCGCCGCGCAGTCGCAACCTCAGTCGGCCCAGAATTATCAGGAATGGCGCAAGACGTTCAAGGCTGCTGAGTGGGAGGCTAAGTATATTGCCGACCATCCAGAATCCAGGGACTATGCAGAAGTTACTGCGGCCATGGCTGATTATCTGGGCGACATACGCGATCAGTTCAAGGCCAGAGAGCAACATGAGCAGCAGGCTCGGAATGCTCTCAAGACCAAGATGGACGATGCGCGTTCGCGGTATGAAGATGCGGATGACGTAATCTTTCCGGCCGCGACGGCGATCAATACCGCGCAAATACCTGTAGCCGTAAAGCAGGTAATTGCAGAGTCGGATGTATTCCCCGATCTTCTCTATGTGCTTAACAGCGATGAGGGAGAACTGAAGAAGTTCATATCCCTCGCGCAGAGCAACCCGAGAGCGGCACTGGCCAAGACCTTCGAATACGAGCGCGGCATCCGCGAAGAACTCTCGAAGACTGGCGATGAACCCGAAAGCAGAACACCTCCTGAAAAGAAGATCACCAAGGCTCCTAAGCCGCCAGCCCCTGTAGGTGGTGGTAGTTCGCGGGCCTTTGACGTGAGCGACGAAAGCCTTTCCCCGGAAGAGTGGGCGCGCAAGCGTACCGCGGAAGTAAAACGGCGAAAGGGCTAGTCGACTCAGGAGACATCCTAAGTGGCTAATAGCCTTCTATCACCCACAATCATCACGCGTGAGGCTCTCCGGATCCTGCACGCCAACCTCAACTTTATTGCGAACGTCGACAAGCAGTACGATGACCAGTTCGCCAACTCTGGCGCCTCCCCCTCCGGCAAGATTGGTCCCAGTTTGACCATTCGTATGCCGAACCAGTACACCATTCGTACTGGCGCGACACTCAGCACTCAGGACGTTGTCGAAACCAGCCAGGTTCTGACGGTTTCCACCCAAAAGGGCGTGGATTTCGTCTTCTCCTCACAAGACCTCACCCTGACAATTGACGAATTCAGCGATCGCTACCTCAAGCCGGCGATGGCTGTACTCGCAACCAACATCGAAGCCGACGCGCTGAACATGGTTCTCAATGTTTACAATGCGGTCGACGATAACGCCAACCCGATTACCTACAAGGACATCGCGCTTGGCCGCAAGCTGCTCAACTACTCACTTGCTCCGGATGATGGAGAGCGCGTAGGCGTCATTGCTTCGCAGAATGTGCCTTCATACCTCGATGCCATCAAGGGCCTGTTCAACCCGCAAGAAGGAATTGCTCGTCCGTACCTTACCGGCAAAATCGGCAAGGTCAACAACATGAACTTCTATGAGAACACGGTTATTCCGGCGTTCCAGAGCGGCACAGCAGCGACAGTAACTGGCTATCTCTCTAACGATGCGACGGCGCAGGTCGGCTCAAGCATCATTGTGGATACCGGAACAACCACGCTCCTCCTCGGTGACATCGTTACCTTTGCGGGCGTGTTTGCGGTTCACCCTGAAACCAAGGCGAGCCTGGGCTACCTGCAGCAGTTCGTGATTACAGCAAACTCCGGCGCCAGCGCAACCACTCTGGCTATTTCGCCGGCGATTGTTGCCACCGGGGCAGCTCAGAACGTTACCAACGGTGTCGCGGACGACTCTGCCGTGACCAAGGTTGGCGGCGGTGCTTCTAACCTCTACACGCAGTCAGTTCTTTTCCACCCTGAAGCGTTTGCCTTCGTCACCGCTGACTTGATTGATGTATCCAAGTTCGGCGCATGGGGCGCTCGTCAGGTTATGGATGGGATCAGCATGCGTATCGCTCGGCAGTACAACATCACGAACGATACAATCCCCTGCCGTCTTGACGTGCTGTATGGCTACAAGACGCTTCGTCCGCAGCTGGCTGTCCGCATCATTGCCCAGTAATACCAGAGGGGCTGGCTTTCTCAGCAGCCCCTATTTTTAGAGATTTGGCGCGCGCTCCGGGCGGGAATCGAATCCGCCACTTTCCGGCTTGCTTTGGTGAAGTTCTCACATAGAACAGAAATCTACGCTGCCGCCATCACCCGCACTAAACGCCGGCTGTCCTGTTTAAACGACAGAGCTTACGCGCTACCAGCATTATAAGCCCATGACAAGCGAAGAACTCAAGCAAAAACAGGCAGCAGACCTAAGCACTAATTCCTGGATGCGCGAAATGTGCATCCAGCTTGCGCTGCTCAACGAAAAGCCGCAGATTCTTCCATGCGGATGCCGCAATGCATGCTCAGGCCACAATCCGGAATCTAAGGTTTCTCGCTAATGCCGATTCCGCCTCCCCCATCAGCCGAAAATGCCATTATCCAGAGCGCGAATGCTCTCGTCATGAGCGCTCTGCGGCTGATTGGCGTGACTGCTTCCGGCGAACAGCCGACGATAGCTGAAGCAAATGACGCGCTGATGGTGCTGAACCAGATGATTGACACCTGGAACGCCGATCGGCTGGCTATCTACACGGTCAGTTCGACCGACTTCCCATTTGTGCTTGGGCAGCAATCTTACACGCTGGGCAGCGGCGGCGATTTCGACATGACGCGCCCAGCCAAGATTACGGGGATGAGCGCGATTCTGATTGCCAATCCCACGAACCCTATCGAGGTACCGATCGCACTCTATTCATGGCAAGAATGGCAGCGCAATGTACCCGTCAAGCAGGTAGACGGATCATTCCCGCAAATCTGCTATGACGATGGCAATTTTCCCTTGCGAAACCTGAACTTCTGGCCTATTCCAACACTACAGCAGAACAATGTCAGGATTTATGGCTGGCTGCCGCTGCTCCTGGTGGGCTCACTCAACGCAAGCATCATATTGCCGCCGGGATATGCCGAAGCGTTCCGCTATAACCTCGCCGTACGTCTAGCCGCAGAGTTTGCCGCGCAGGTTGCGCCGGCCGTGCAGTCCATCGCCGTGGAATCGCTGGCGACTGTCAGGCGTATGAACGCACCAGACCTGGGGCTGAAGTCAGACCTCTTGGCGACTGATGCCGGCTACAACTATAAAGCGGATATGTTCGGGATTCCCTGGTAACCAATGCCTAGGTTCGGATTCATCGGTCCTTCATATTCGGTCCAGTCTCGCTCGGTTGCCGATGAGGAGTGTATTAACCTCTTCGCTGAGACGAATGAGTCAGGCGGCGCATTCGACCAAGCGCAGGCCTACGGTGGACGCGAATATGTCAACCTCAAGAGCTATTTCCGCACGCCGGGGCTCTCAGTATTCTCAGCACTGCCGCAGAGTCCAGTGCGCGGATCATTCTATGCGCTTGGGCGGCTGTTTGTAGTGGCCGGTGCGGGACTTTATGAGCTTTCAAGCTCTGGCGCGCAGACTTCCCGCGGTACAGTGGCGAATGACGGTAATCCGGTATCGATCGCGTTCAACAATATCCAACTGCTGATTGTCTCAGGAGGCCATGCCTACTGCTTCACGCTGGCGACAAACGCCTTACTTGATGTCACGGGCGATCTGGCAGGCATTCCGGTACAGGTCGACGAGTCGGACACATACTTCATCGTCGCATTTCAGAATTCGAACAAGTATCAAATGAGTCAGGTGCTTGACGGCACAACCTGGCCCGGCCAGCTGGTAAACGAAGTCTCAGTATTCCCCGACAACATAACTTCAATCATCGTCAATCATCGGGAACTTTGGGTATGCGGGCAGAAGCGCTCACAGCCGTTTCAGGACACGGGCAGCACTGAGGTATTCGACCCGATTGCCGGCGCGCTGATCGAAACGGGGTCCGTGTCTACCTTTTCCGTCGCGCGGGTAGACAATTCAATCTTCTGGGTAGGCCAAGACGAGCGCGGTGCGGTTATTGCATGGCGCAGCAGTGGCTATACGCCCTCGCGGATCTCAACTCATGCGGTAGAAGTATGGCTCTCGAATCAGGCCAACGTCTCGCAGCTTGTCTCCTACAGCTATCAGGATCGCGGACACCTGTTCTGGGTGCTGTATGTGCCCGGCGGCGACTGCTCTTGGGTCTATGACGTAACCGAGCAGCTCTGGCATAAGAGGCGCTCATGGAATGCTGCGCTCGGCCAGTGGGGACCGCACTATAGCTGGAACCATGTATTTGCTTTCGGGATGCACTTGGTGGGCGATTGGAACTCAGGCAATCTCTACCAGATGAACATGGAATTCCTTACGGACAATGGGACGAACATACGCCGGCTTCGGCGAGCGCCTACCGTGAGGAATGAAAAGAGGTGGATTTACCACACGCAGATGACGGTAGACTTTCAGGCCGGCACGGGCCCGCAGCCACCGCTACTAGATGGCAACAATGCACCTCGCCAACCACAGGCAATGCTTCGCTGGAGCAACGATGGCGGCCAAACATGGTCGAACGAGCACTGGAGAGGGATGGGCTTCGCTGGGCAGTATGCTGCGCGTGTGTTCTGGATGCGACTAGGGCGCGCTCGCGACCGCGTCTATGAGCTAGTTATCGATGACCCGGTGGACGTTTCCATAGTCGACGCCTACTTGGAAACGGCCAATGGCTAACAGCCTTCCGCCAGCACCAGCGCTAGTAATCTCGCGGTCTGCCATCGTCAACAAAGACGGCACAGCGTCATGGGAATTCGTCAAGATTCTGCAGAACTGGGCGCTGCAGATCAATAACAGCCTCAATGCCATTGGTCAGTTCATAGGGACGCTTAGCCCAAACGCAACGGTAGGCGGACGATCGGGAACACTCGGCGCAGCGCTCCAGAACATAGACAGCACTGGAATACTTCAGCCGCCGGGAATCACTCCCGCTACTCCCTTGGCGCAAGGCGGGGTAATCCTGCCCACTGGGGCATCTAGCAATCTGCTAGGCACGGCAGCCTTACAGCCGACGACGGCCTTTGATCCGGCGGGCGCTGCAGCCACAGCGCAGACTAATGCCGAGACATTTGCTACCGCTGCAGCCAATACGGCGCAGAGCAACGCCGAGACTTTCGCAAGCAATGCCTCGAACATCACCAGCGGCAATCTTGCGCTGGCTCAGTTGCCAACGGCTGGAATCACGCACACCTCACCATTAGCCAAGCTGACGACGCTTGGCACCAATGGCTCTCTAACCTTCACGAATGGCATCTTGACTGCTGCGGTAGACCCGACATAATCATGAGTGAAAAAATATTCTCCATTATTGAGCGCGAAACTGATCAAAAATGCACAACGGAAACCACGCTGGAAGAATTAGGCGTCGATTCGCTTGAGCTTCTTGATCTGCTGATGGCTATTGAGCAGGAAACGGGCCTCTCGGTGCCCGATAGCCGGCTTGCCGAACTGCACACGGTCGGCGACATCATCGGAATAGCGGCATCTGGGTGATTACTTTTCAAGTCGAGCGCTGGCGCGAATTTGCGCCTGACGGCTATCAGATATTCCCGCGTCACTGGGAAGACCTTAGCCTCGATAGAGACAAAATTAGCCTCTCCGTGGACGATCCAAAATATCAGCAACTAGATGATCTGGGCATCCTGCATATTGTCACTGCGCGCAAAGATGGGCGACTGATCGGCTATTTCCTCTCGTTCCTGATGATTCACCCGCATTACAAAGATGCAGGAATGATGGCGGTCGCGGACATTTACTACCTGCTGCCCGAGGCGCGCTCAGGCGGAACAGGCGTAAAGCTCTTTGCCGAGGTAGAGAAGTCATTGCGGGAGCGCGGCGTCATCAAGGCGTACCTATCCTGCAAGATTCACCAAGATCACACGGAATTGTTCACACGTCTCGGCTGGAAGGCGACAGACATCATGTTCACGAAGCACCTAGGAAAATAATATGGGCATAGGAACAGGCACTGCGGCGATTATTGGTGGAGTAGCGAGCGCTGGCGCTGGCATTGGCGGTGCAGCTATCTCGGCCAATGCGGCTGGCAATGCTGCGCAGGACCAGTCGCAGGCCGCTGAGCAGGCCGCACAGCTTCAATATCAAGCATCACAGAATGCGCTTGGCTTTCAGGAGCAGGAATATAACCAGAATCAGCAGAACATGCAGCCCTGGTTGCAATCTGGCACGGGCGCGCTCACCAACCTTGATTACCTCGCAGGCGTTTCGCCTCAATCGCCATCAGCATATGGCGCAGGCAGTCCGATTAATGTTAGCGGCACCAATCCTGCCAGCGTCGGTGCACCGGGTGTGGGCACTCCGCAAAACTATGGAGCTTCGCCTGCCGCTCAAGGCTCTGGCGCATTGCAAGGGATGCAGCTAACCAATCCTGGCGGATCATCGCTTCCGCTGCCTTCTGGCAGCCCAGCGCTTACGCCTCAAGGCTACGGAGCTTCTCCCGCTGCTCAGGCGAGCGGTGCGGTGCGGCCCGCTGGTGCCAATCCTATCCCTACAGGCACCCCCGGAGGATCATCTCTCCCTCTTCCCGCGGGAAGCCCGGCACTCAGCGGCAATTATGGCGCATCACCGGCCGCACAGGCTGGCGGCGCTGCTCCTGCGGGTGCCGCGCCATCTGCTGGAGGATATGGCTCACTGCTGGCACCTTATCCGGGTCAATTCACCGCACCAACTGCGGCGCAAGCACTACAGGCTCCCGGCGAACAGGCCCAACTCCAGCTAGGCGAGCAAGCACTTCAGCAATCAGCGGCAGCTGGCGGGAATCTGCTTACCGGCGGCACAGCCGAAGCCCTCAACAATTACGCGCAGAATCTTGCGTCGACGAACTACCAGAACACCTATAACCAGGCCTACAACACATATTCCTCGAATTACAACCAGTATGAGAACCAGCAGGCGAACGAGTACAACCGTTTAGCCTCTCTTGCGGGCGTAGGACAGACAGCAGCCAGCCAACTCGGAACCCTGGGACAAGGCGCATCGAATAACGTCTCGAGCAACCTATTGGGCACGGCGAGCGCGATCGGTGGCGATTACCAGAACGCCGCCGCCGCCAATGCCTCGGGCGTAGTCGGCGCGGCGAATGCTTATGGCGGAGCGATTGGCAATGCTGGAAACAGCATCTCGAACCTTGCGCTCCTGAGTCAGCTTGGCAATAACAGTGATCCCTGGGCCAACATTGACCCGAATAGCCTCGGCAATTCCATCGCTGGAATGAATATAGGAAACAGCTAATGTCCAGTATCCCTCTTCCCGCCCTCGCAATCCAGCCTCCTCCGCAGCAGCCCAATCCCCTTGAGCAGTATGGGCGATTGCTCCAGCTCCGCAATATGCAGCAGGATCAGCCCTTGCAGCAGCAGCTTCTTCAGCAGCAGGTTCAGGAGGGCCAGCAGAATATCGCTGCCCGCCAAGCACTGAATCAAGCCTATTCTGGCGCTATTAGCAAGGACGAGAACGGCAATCCGACGATTGATGCCAATAAGCTAGCTCAGGGCTTGGCAAATGGCCCCGCTGCATACCAGACGCCTGCGGTGATGAAGGGGATTACTGACTTTCAGAAGAGTAGGCTGGATCTTCAGACCTCAGCCACCGACCTGCAGCAGAAGACTGCGGACCTTATCGGGAATGCGGCCGCAACGATCAAAGCAGCGAACTACGACGCTCCGCTGGCGCACAGCCTATTGGATTCTCTGCCACCATCGCCGCAGCTAAACAATATACGCCAGCAAATCGACAATCCGCAGGCGCTGAAACAGTTGGTTGACTCGGCAATCATGAATTCTCCCAAGCAGCGCGAACTTGGGGCGCAGGAGCAGACCGCAGGAGCTCGCCAACTCACCGCGCAGACCGAGCAGGACAAGCTTAAGGCGCAGATGAACCCGCAAAGCTCGCTCTACGCTCCGTCTCCTGCATCGGTGGCGCTCGGAACAGCTCCCGGTGCCGCGCAGATTCAGGCTAATGAGGTGAAGCAGGCAGCCGTGAAGGCCGGCGCGGAAGAAGGCGCCCGTCTGCCCGGAGAATATGCGCTGAATGCGCAAAGGCAAGCCTTGTCACAGGGTGATCCTAATGCAGCAGGTCAGTTATTGGTCAACGGAGATGCAACGCTGTCGGAATTGAAGGCTCGCGGCGCGACACCGGAATTCATCCAGCAGACGTTGAATGCAGCGCATAAGCTGAGCGGCGGACAATACAATGCTCAGGCGGCAGACTCTCAATTCCAGGTTGCCAAGTCGCCCGCCAACGTTGCGTTCTTTGGCTCTGCTAAGTCGCTGACAGACAAGGGCGGGACATTAGACCAGTTGTCGAATGCAGCAAAAAACATCCCCGGCGGCCTTATTCCCGCATTCAATAGCATTGCCGATTGGGAAAAGGCTGCTAGTGGCAGCGGACCAATCGCAAAATATGCCTCACTCGCTCTTGGTGTGGCTGACGACTATTCGAAGGTGATGGGCGGCGGTCAGGGAAGCGACACATCCCGGCAACAGGCGCTACAGCTTGTCGGCGCGA